AAGGACGCAACCTTCAACCTCAAGTAACGGGTGCGAGTTTGGTGGTTGTTGCCTCTGATTGGCAGACGGGTAAAAAAGATGGCGATGGACTGAAGGGTTTGGTGGCTCGTTGGTTCAAAGCCATCGACGATGTGGAGTCGCGCCTTCGTGAGTTGAAAAAGATTGGTCGACCCATTGATTCGATTGTCGTACTTTGCCTTGGTGATTTAGTGGAAGGATGCGATGGTCACTACGACATCCAGACATTTACCGTTGAGATAGATAGACGCGACCAAGTGAAGGTTGCTCGACGCTTGCTTCGAGATGCGCTTATCCGTTGGTCAAAGTTAGTTCCAAGTGTGACCGTCGCAGCGGTGGGTGGGAATCATGGCGAACATCGAAAAAACGGCAAAGCCTTTACGACTTTGAATGATAACGACGATGTAGCGTTGGTGGAATCAGTTGCCGAAATCTTCCAAGCCAATCCCGAGGCCTTTGGACATATTCGTTTTGCTATCCCGAAGGATGAGTTGAGCCTTACTCTGGAAGTTCAGGGAAGAATCGTCGGCATCACTCATGGACATTTGGCTCGTTCTTCAGGGGGTCACGAAACCAAAATACGCCGATGGATTGCTGACCAAACTTTAGGGCGACGCAAAATTGGCGATTGCGACATTCTCGTTACGGGTCATTACCATTCGTTCAAATTGGCAGACTGGGGCGGAGTCAAATGGATTCAGGCTCCAGCATTAGATGGAGGGAGTATCTGGTGGGAACAATCGACGGGGGAAGTTTCGGAAGCGGGAGTTCTAACATTTCTAGTGAGTCAAGCGGGGGTAAGCGATATTCAAATTCTCCGATAAGCGACCCCTACGATATAGCCAGTTACGCGGCATCGTTAGTCAGTCGAGATAGGCAAGATGAGTACGGGCATCCCCTCGACAACTTCACCCGAGCCTCGAAAATCTGGGAGGTCATCCTTGGTTGCCCCGTCACCCCTGAGCAGGTCAGCCTATGTATGGTGGGCATGAAGATAGCCCGAGAAGCCCACAGGACGAAGCCCGATACGGTTGTAGACGGTATTGGGTACTTCTTGACGCTGGCAATGATTCGTGAGGAGAGGCTACGCCGAGAGCGTGACTGAGTGCGATTTTTGCGGTGAGCAGTTCGAACCCATAGCGACCCGATGGTTATGTCCGTTTTGCCACCAAAAGGCAAATTGTTGTGAGGGCGCTCCATTGAATATCTAACCCCCGTATGATATGCTGAGATTGTCCAGAGAGGGGGACATCGTGAGAGAAGTCAGAATCTCCGAGGTGAATATCGAGCAGACGCTTGCCAAGGCAAAAAAATTAGCCAAGCGTGGTCAGGAAAAAGGATTAAGTGGCGGGTATTCCTGCCGTGTCGAGTATCGCTCCGAGGAAGTCGACGGTGCGACTTATCAGTACCCAGTCCTCGTCATCGAGGGTGAACCCGTCAAATACAATGGCTTTGAGTTCATCGCAGTAGCAGAAGTCAAAGAGGGTCAGGTACTTACGCGCTCAGTATCAGAGAGCGCGTCAGTCAAACCCTCAGAAGTTCAGGTCGGATATTGCGCTCATTGCCAGACCAACCGCAGTAGAAGCCAGTACCTCTTCGTCAAAAATCAAGAAGGGGAAATCAAGCAAGTCGGCTCCTCATGCGTCAAGGATTATCTAGGCTGGACTTTCAACCCGTCCTACCTCGTCACCGAGGATAAGTTCGAACAGCAGTTTGGCTCACCTAGTGGCATATCGGGTGTCCAGACCTTGAGCGTCGCATCCATCGCGGTCAAGATAGCCAAAGACGAAAAATACTCCTACATCGGGGTCAAAGAGATGGTGCGTCGATACTTTTGGAATCCCATTACCCGTCCTGAGATTGTGAGCAGAATTGGCAAGGTGACCGAAGCCGATATTGCCGAGGCTCAAGCGCTTATCGAGTTTGCTCGAAACTTCGAGGGCGACAGCAGTTACGCCGAGAATCTTCGAGCCGTGGCAAAACTTGAGTTTCAGGATTATTCCACTATCGGAATCTTCGTATCAGCCATCAAAGCCAAAGAGCGTGTAGCCGAGCGCGAGATTGCTCAGGCAGCAGCCAAGACCTACCAAAGCATCCAATTCGCGCCCACGGGCGAAAGAGTCGAGATACCCGTCAAAGTCTTGGCTCGCTCCGTACTTGAAACTCGATTCGGCTCAACGACGCTATGGACATTCGACAGCGGTGACTTTAAGTTCAAGTGGTTTGATTCAGGATATACCTTCAATGCTCAGATAGGTGAGGAGTTGACCATCAAAGCAACCATCAAGGGTTCTGACGACTACAAAGGAATCTTCTCAACGATGCTTAGTAGGGTAAAGAGAGTAGAAGCAAAGCAACTCATTACTCAATAGGGCATACGCTATACTGAATCCATTGTGCGCTTAGTCGCCTGAGTTTTTCGTCTCTTCCGTGTCCCGAGTGACCCTGACGGTCACTCGGGTTTTCTATGTGCCGTCACGGAAGAGGTTTAGATGGCAAAATATCGCGTTCTCACTGGTCTTGATTACCCCCCAAACAAACGCGCTGAAGCAGGTCAAGTAGTCGAAGATTTACCAGCGCAATCAATCAAATGGCTTTTAGAGTCTGGCCTCATCGAAGATATTAGCAAGTCCGTATCCACTCCAAAACAAGAGCCTAAGCCTGTCGTCACTGAGGTCAAGGCTGAAGAACCAGAAGCGGAGAATGAATAATGCCAACTTTCAAACATGGTAAAGGTGTTGCCGTTTTCATCGATGAGTACGATTTCTCGACTTATTTTAATGATATGACCGCCACCGCATCCGTCGATACAGCCGAAACTTCAACCTTTGGTACCTCTGCTAAGACTTATATCACGGGTCACGCAGATGGAACCATCTCCCTTGGTGGTTACTTCGAATCCACCGCATCCGTGGGAACCGACCAGTATTTCGCAAGCAAACTTGGCGGAGCGACAAAACAAAAAGTAATTGTCCTCCCCGGCGGTCACTCCAATGGTGGTCGTGCCGTGATGATTGAATCCGATACCACCTCTTATGAAGTTACCTCCCCAATCGGCGATGTAGTCGGAGCAAGTGCTGAGTTCCAATCCAGCGATGGAGTTGAGCGTGGGGTAATTCTTTCCAGCGGTTCAGCAATCAGCGCCACGGAAAACGGTACCTCAGTCGATAACGGGGCAGCCTCCTCCAACGGTGGAGTTGGCTACCTCAGCGTTCCTACCAATACCCGCAACGGAAACATCACCGTCAAAATCCAATCTTCGGCGGATAACTCAACCTTCGCCGATTTGATTACCTTCACGGTAGTCAGTAGTGCCACCGCAACCTCACAACGAGTTGAGGTCACGGGGTCAGTAGCAAGATACCTACGAGTGTCCCATACAGTCGCAGGTTCCACAGGTAGCGCCACTCCAACGGTGGCTTTCGCAAGGAGATAAATATGCCAACTTTCCGCCACGGTAAGTCCACCACATTCAAAATCGATGATTCAGGTGGAACCCTACGCGACATCAGCAACACCCTTACTGATGTTTCTTTTCCCCGCTCAATCGACACAGCAGAGTCCAGTTCATTCGGTGACTCCGCAAAACAATATGTCGTCGGTTTGAGCGATTCAACCATTTCCATTTCAGGCAACTTTGATGCCACCACCGACGGCTTCCTTGCTGGTGTCGTAGGTGTGGCTTCAACCCTTTCTTATGAGTATGGCCCAGAAGGTTCAACCGCTGGCTTTAGAAAATTCACGGGTGAGTGTATTCTCACTTCTTACGAAGTATCAGGTGCCATTGGTGATGTTGTGACTTATTCTGCTGAGTTCCAAGTCACAGGTGCCGTCACTCTCGGTACCTATTAACAAATAAATAAATAATCGTGACCCCTAGTGTCCAAGGAGAAAAATGAGTCTACGCGACAAAATTTTTAGTTCTGACGATATAACGAAAGAACTCGTTGATGTTCCCGAGTGGGGAGTATCAGTTGAGATTCGCTCGATGACCGCGTTGGAACGCGCAAAGTTGATGGAAGGCGCAAGTGCGAACGGCGACAAAGTAAATGTCGGTCTGATGTACGCGCTTACCGTTATCGCCACCTGCTACGACCCAGAATCAGGACTTCCTATCTTCGGTGAGAATGATAAGGAAGCCATCCTTTCCAAGAATGGCTCAGTTGTTGAGCGTCTTGCGACAAAAGCGATGGGCAATTCTGGTCTTACGGAAAAGGCGGTAGACGAAGCATCTGCCCGATTTCATCAAGAATCCTGAGCGCAGGTTTCTTTTCGAACTAGCAGAAAAACTTGGGAGAACGGTGGGCGAACTTCTTTTTGGAAGTGGCGCTCACCGCCCCCTTAGTAGTAAAGAGTTGACCGAATGGGCAGCCCTTTGGAATTTAAGAGCCAGAGAACAAGAAGAGGCTGACCGTAAAGCCAAGGCAAAAAGGTAGGAGATAGAAGTGGCTGAGCCTACTATTGAAGTCAGAACGAGGCTTACCTCCCAGACTGCTGAGTTTGTGCGGGGAATGGAAAAAGCCAGAGCAGCCACGCAACAATTTCAACAATCGGCTGGAGCGCTTCGCTCTGTGCTTACGACCACATCAGTCGTCACGGCTGGATTAACGACGGCGCTCGTTGCTTTCGGTTTTAAGGCGTTCAACGCAGCAGCGCGTGTAGATGAGTTGGATATTGCTATCAATGCCGTAGGTAAATCCACGGGACTTGGCTATCAGGCTATTCAAGATACCGCCGTTGCCATCAAGGGTATGGGTATCGAGATGGATGTTGCTCAAAAGGCAGCGCTGAAGTTCGCCCAAAACAATCTGAAATTAGAATACGCATCTCAGTTGGCTCGCGCTGCCCAAGATTTAGCGGTTATCAGCGGTCAAAATTCGACTGAGACTTTTAATATGTTGACTCACGCAGTTATCACGGGTCGAAGTGAAGTTCTCAAAAGCGTTGGTATTCAAAAATCTGCCGGTCAGATGTATGAAAGTTTTGCAGCAAGTATTGGTAAATCAGCAAAATCTTTGACTTATCAAGAAAAACAACAAGCAGTAGCCACGGGTGCGCTTGCCGAGGCAGCAAAAGTCGCTGGAACTTACGAGGCCGCCATGACGACTCCGGGAAAAGTCCTTCGTTCTTTTGCTCGTTTACAAAATGAGATTCAAGTTGCCATGGGCGGGGCTTTGCTAGTTGGTTTTGGCCCTACTATTTTTTCGGCGTACAAAATGGTTCAATCTTTCGCTAAAGCAGTTCAATCTAGCGAATACTTCAAAACTATAATTACCGCAGTTGGAATGGTACTTGCAAAAATTACGGCACCATTCAAGAAAGCCTTTGACTCAATTAAAGCGTATATCGATACTATGGTTTTTGCCGAGAAAACAACTGGAGTCTTTGGTGAAACAATCTCAAAGCCTGTTCTTCGCTTAAAAGATTTTGCAACTAATCTGGAATACTTGCTGCCACCACTTGCGGGTCTCGCTGCTGGCTTATCGGCTATCGCTGGTAAAACCTTTTTAACATTTATACCCGGTATGGCTGGATTCGCCAAAGTCCTCAAACCACTTCCTATCGCCTTCCTTGCCATCGCTTTTACCTCAACCCAGATGCGTTCTGCCTTGGGTAACTTGTTCAACGCTTTAAGACCGTTATTAAATCCCTTAAAAGAAGCAACGCGAATTATCGGCTCCGCACTTTCAGTCGCAGTAGCAGCGCTCGCAAGGGGTGTAACCTATTTAGCGAATGGAATCAAAAATGTAACGGCATTTTTCAGAGAGAATCGTACCTTGCTTACCGTTGTGGCAAGCGCCGTCGCCGGATTGACCGCCGCTTATGTGGCTTCAACCATAGCACTTCGCGCCGATGTTGCCCTAAAAAAAATGGCTGCCTGGTGGACATTACAACAAGCAAAAGCGCAAGGACATCTAAACGCAGTTATGATGATGAACCCAATCCTAAAAATTATACTTTTAATTACGGGACTAGTCACGGCAATCGTCATCGCCTATCGAGCCAATGAAGATTTCGCTGAGGGCTTCCGACGGGTGTTTAATTTCATTGCCAATATCGTCGGCACTGTAATTAGTTTTATTTTGAAAATTTTAGGCTATCTTAGCCACGCTTTTGCTTCACTCATGGACACCAACACCGCCTTTGGGCGCACCGTCGCCAATGTGTTTAACTTTGTTTATGATGCTGTTTATTTCGTAATAAACAATTTGGTCAAGTTGATAAAATATCTTGTCGATGGTTTCATCCGATTGATGGAAACTAATGCGACCTTTCGAACAGTTGTCCAAGAAGTATTCAATGCGGTGGCTCGAATTATCAGTACAGTCATCTCCGCCATCATTACATTCATTGCAAGCCTCTTAAAAACAATAGCCACCCTTCTCTATGGCCTCGGAAAAGCGCGAGATTTTATAGTTGATGCGTTTCGTTTTATTGCAAGAGGTGTAACGACCTTCATTGGTGGGGTTGTTAATGCGATTGGTGCCTTCATAGACAACATTCAGTCTTTTATTGCCGATGTGCGAACAAACATCTCCAACTTTATTGGTATGTTGGCAAGAGCAGCCGCTAAGTTGCCAAACATATTGGGCGGAGACACGATTAGTCGTTCCTTAACTAATTTTCAAGTCGCCGTCCGTGGGGCAAGCGAATCAGTTAAAACCCTGAATGAAAACGCAAATCGTAAAGTCCTAGATGATTTGGTTCAAGGTGCCGAGAAATCAGTTGACGCGATGAGTCGCACCAACAAGACCATTTTAGATTTTGTGGAAGGTGTTGGAAACTATAAGACGGGTGTTTCGGGGGCGCTTTCGCAGGTCGCCAATACATTGATTGGTTTTGCGAAAAAAACCGTTGAGTTCACCTCGGTCAATCTAGGAGAAAAGATTGCCAATGGATTAGTGATGGGAGCAAAAGGCGCTTCGGTGGCTTTAGATGTGATAGTCAAAGCGTTAAAACCTTTAGATAATTTCAAATTTGGCGACACCCTCGTCAATACTTTAGGGGAGGGAGCCAAAAGAGCGGGTGATTTCTTAATTGGCTTGGCGGGAACGGTCACCAAATTTACACAGGCAGATGCGTTTAATAAATTAGGTGACGCTTTCTCTAAAATGATAGAAAAACTCAAAACCGGTTTGGGTTTTGGAGATGTTCTTAAAGAAGAAAGAGAAAAAGCAGAGAAGGCAGCGGGCGCGGGAACCGCGGCAGAAAAGACAGCCGAAGAGTTGGCGGCGCAAGGAGATGCGATGAAACGAATTCGAGAGGCCATGGCTGCCGGTATAGATGGCATACGAAATGTGATTCAAGACCTACGGGACGCTGCCGTTGAGTTCACAAAGAGCATTGCTGAAACCATCAGCAGTTTCGCCGGATTGAAAGCGATTGAGTTACCCGATGGGTTTATCCCCAAGGCCAAATCTCTTATTGAGAATATGCGTATGCGCCTTGATAAATCCGTTAAGTTTGCTGAGCAGATTGCCTCTCTTCAGGCTCTTGGACTTGACCCCACCGCGTTAAAAGACATTATTGAAATGGGGCCAATTAAAGGTTCACAAATCGCCGCATCTATCCTCGCCGGAGAAGCCGATACGATTGCTCAAATAAATCAGTTGAACAAAGCCATTCAGTTTGCGGGAACATCTATCGGAGGTTTTGGAGCCAGAGCGGTCTATGAAGAGCCAATTCGTAAAGCGACCAGTACGCTTTCAGAAATGGAAGCGGAGGCGCTTCGAGTTCGTAATGCAACCGCTGGCTCGTCAAATGTTGTCGTCCAACAAGGCGCAGTTCAAATTGTTGTTGATGCCAGTATGACTAAGACCGCTGATGAAATGTCTGAAGTTGTCGTCAAAGAAATTGAACGAGTCTTTGCGACGCTTGCAAAGGAGTTGGCTGCTAAATAATGGCGACCTACACCCTTACACCTAATGCCAACTGGAACAACGCCTCCTCGTTCACCATTTCCGGTGGAGCCGGTTCGGTTCATGGAGCGCTTGCCGATTCCTCCGATTCGACATTTATCACTCGCACATCAACGACGGCTCCCGCCAGTTATGAGATGGAGATGGGTACGCAGTCGCTTGCCGCTACGGAGGTGGTCAAGACCGTGAACCTTCGGGTCAAAATAGCGCAAACGAATGGAAATACGAAATTTAGTATTGGAGTAATTACCGATACCAATGGTCGAGTCACCTCATATTCAGTACCCGTTTCTCGGACGGGAACCTATGCCCTCGGTATTCAAGATACGGGTTTATTGCTTACAACCGCCCCTAATGGCGCGAACTGGACGCAGACCCTTCTCAACAATCTTGTCGTCAAAATCACTGACGATGCGATTACTTCGGCGACGAGAGCGAATTTCTATGAAGTATTCGTAGATGTCGTCACCGCAACTAAACCCACCGTCACCGTGACTGCTCCGACGGGGACGATTACCGATACAAGTTTTCCTTCAGTCAACTGGACTTACGGTCAATCTGAAGGCTTGGTTCAAAATGGTTATCAAATTAAAATTTTTGATAGCGACACTTATTCGGCGGGTGGATTTGACCCTGAAACAAGTACGCCAGTAGAGGATACAGACGAGGTTATCGCGCAAGTCGATGGCGCAACACTCGAAACCGATTTAGCCAACTCGACCACTTATCGTGCTTATGTTCAAGTTCATACGCTAGTCAACTCCTTGAAAACTTATAGTGACTACGCATTTTCTCAGTTCACTTTATCGGTAGAGGCTCCCGCTAATCCCGTTGTGACCACTTCTTATGATTCAACAGAGGGCGCGGTCAGCATCATTATTTTTGGTCGCACAAATGTCCTAAGCGCCAATCAAGCCTCCCTTGAAGTCGATACCGCAGGTTGGGATGCGGTGACGAATTGCACGATTTCTCGTTCAACCGCTCAAGCGGCAAATGGCTCGGCTTCCCTTTCGATGACCGCAACGGCAGCCGGAAATGTCGAGGCATCAACGACCCTCGCCACGAAATTTACAATTACAGCAAACCTAAAGTTCTCGGCGATTGCGTATTTTCGTTCCGCAGCGGTCTCCCGTTTGGCTTCAGTTGGAATTCGCTATCTGACTTCGGCTGGTGCGACCATCTCAACAACTTATGGAACGGCAGTCACGACGACGACGAGTAGTTGGACAGAGGCAGTAGCATCCGTCCTTGCTCCTCCAACCGCAACTCACGCCCAGGTCTTTGTAAAAGTTGCGAGCGCAGCGACCTCAGAAGTTCACTTTGTAGATAAGATTGGATTCCACTCGGGAGATTCGCCGACCTGGACAAAGGGTGGCTTCAGTAATTTTAAGTTCGATGTTGAGCGTCAGCAGGGAACAGATGTTTCCTTTAGTGCCGTTAGAAATAGTCCCGTCACGGCTAACTCATCGCAAGTAGCGGTTCTTTCCGACTATGAAGTCCCCCTCGACACGACAGTTAAGTATCGAGCAAAAGCAAGGGCTGATATTTAATGGCAACCGTCTCATCCGCTTATACAACGACTGAGCCAGTTCAAATCGCCAACGCCGGTATTTGGAGTTTCACAGCGCCAGAAAACCCGAGCATCCGAGTCACTTCTGCCAAAGTTCAGCAACCATTAAATTTATCAATCGTTGAAACTTATGGAGTCTTTAAGCCTTTGGGTGGTTCCAAAACCATTGTGGTTTCATCAAGCATTTATGGCGTTGATGGTACCTATGAGTTTACGACGAAAGGAACCGCTGAATACAATGCGCTTTTTCCAGTCCTTACCTATCAAGGCACTCTTCATGTTCACGACCCACTTGGTCGGCAAAAATATGTGCGCTTTGTGGATAGAAACTGGACAGAATCAGGCCCACTAAGCAGTCTTGTCCGAATTATTAAGGTTACTTACTACGAGGTCGAGGCACCTTAGTGTTTCCCGTTTCCGATAATTTCCTATCGGCGATTCGTAAATCCCATGTCGCTAAAGTAAAGGTCGAAGTCTACGACATGGCGAATGGCAGATTGCTCAAAACCATTCAGCCAATTTCCGGTGATGTTTCCATTGACTCTCGCAGAGCCACTCGTCGTCAATGCAGTTTGACCTTTGTTGATACCGATTCTACTTTGATACCGACCAACAAAATATCTTCCATCTTATTGCCCTACAACCGTGAAGTGCGAATTTATCGCGGTATTCAGTTCGCTGACGGCACCGAAGAACTTATCCCCCTTGGCGTTTTTATTATCACCTCTGTCGACATCACCGATACCGCTGCGGGTATTCAAATCAATGTCGAGGGTTCAGACCGTAGCCTCCGAGTTCAACGAGCCAAGTTCACCTCGCACGAATTTTACATTGACGAGGGGACAAGCAAAGAAGATGCCATCAAACAAATTCTTGTAAATCGTTATCCCTCAGTCCAAACAATTTTTCCCTCGACGGGTCAGACGACAGCCATCATTTATCCCACACTTGAACGAGAGAGTTCAGACCCTTGGAAAGAAGCGCTAAAAATTGCTGAGTCTGCTGGAATGGATTTATTTTTCGATGAGAACGGCATTGCAAGACTTCGCCCGATTCCCAACCCAGACTTGGGCAACGCGCTCATCACCTATGAAGATAACAGTGAATCGGTCTTGACCCAGTTGATGCGCTCTCTCTCTTCAGATGAAACATTCAATGGGGTGATTTTCACGGGTGAGGGAACCAACTTGAGCATCGGAGTGATTGGGGAGGCTTGGGACTACAACCCCGCTTCACCCACTTATCGATACACCTATGGAGAAGTCCCGCTCTTCAAATCTTCACCCACGGTTTTAACAGTGGCAGAGGCCACGCTTGCCGCCGAAGCAGAATTACGCAAAGTAATCGGTGCAACCGAAAAGATTACCTGGAATCAAATTGTTAATCCCGCTCACGATGTCTTTGATTTGGTAAAAATTGTTCGTTCCGAATCTGGAGTGGACGCTATTTTAATGTTGGATGCGGTCACAATTCCACTGGCTCCCTCAGATACCATGAGCGCCGTAGGTCGAACGAGGAGATTCTGATGGATTTTAGTTATCTCATCAACTTGATAAGGGAAGCGCCCCAGGGTTTGCGATTACGACAAGGCAAAATCGTTACCGTCAACAGCAATCGCACCGTTGATGTTCAAATCGCAGGGGATACCAACACCCTTCCCTCAGTTCGTTATCTTTCAAACTACGCCCCATTGCCCGACACACAGACTTGGTTACTTACACAAAATGCCGACATTCTTGCTATCGGGATGATTGCAGGACTTGACCGCACTTTGAGTCCGAAGGCTTATCGCACAGCACTTCAATCAATCACAAGTGGAACAGATACAACGGTCATCTTTCAAGCAGTTGAAAACGATGCGTGGGAGTGTTGGGATGCTGGACAGCCATCTCGATTGACCGCCCCTATCACGGGGCGCTACATCGCTCAAGCGCAACTTAAATGGTCGGATGGTTCGGCGGGAGTTCGCAGAGTTTCCATCAAATACAATGGAACTCAAGAAATTGCTTACGGAGATGCTCAAAAGGCGACGGCTCATGGGGCGCATACCACCGCTATCAGTCCACCGTTTTACATGACCAAAGGGGAATATATTGAAACGATTGCCTTTGCAGAAGTGTCCTTAAATTTAATCATCATCGCTGATGGAGATAACTATGAAGAGTGGTTTCCGTCAATGAGCCTTATCTACCTTGGTTCATAAATTCATATTGTAGAATTGTGTTCTCACCGATAGGAGTTCAAATGTTGTCTACTTCCCAGAGGCGATGCTCGCCTCGTATGGTCGGTCTTTCCTTGCTTCCGCAACTGCCGCTTTCATGGCTACCGGAGGCGACCTCTTTGCCCTCGATGTTGATACCCTCAAAGGCATCCTCGCGGCGGGTATTGCCTCAGTCTTGCCAGTTGCGATTCGAGCCTTAAATCCGAAGGACGCTGCCTTCGGCAAAGTAGCCGACGCAGTGAGCGCCTCGGCAGTCAAGGCCATAAAGAAGCCAACAAGAAAAACCGCAAAAGAGAAGTAATGAGTGCCGAGAAGGTCGTCGCCATTGCCAAGGCTGAAATCGATGCGAAATACAAAGAAGGTGCGAACAACGACACCAAGTATGGCAAATGGTACGGCTTAAATAATCAACCTTGGTGCGCTATGTTTGTTTCGTGGTGTTTCAAAGAGGCCGGACTCTCATCGCTTATCGCCGCTCAAGGTAAAAAAGGTTTTGCTTCATGTGATGCGGGATTAAAATGGTTTGCGAAAAAAGGTCAAGTCGTTCCAGTTGGGAAGGCTCAAGCGGGAGATATTGCTTTCTTCCAATTTGATGATGATGCTCAGGCTGACCATGTGGGCATCGTGATGAAGAATAATGGTAAAGGAATAATCTGGTGTTACGAGGGTAATACCGCAAAAGATGGGGCAGGTTCACAATCTAATGGTGATGGCGCATATCTCAAAAAACGACCTTACGCAAAGGTCATGGGAATCGCCCGACCCGCTTGGGAGTCGTAGTGGAAACCGAACCGACGCTCGGAGAAGTCATGCGTCGACTTGATGATTTGACCATCGAGGTCAAACAAATAAACCTCAATATCTCTCAAACCTATGTTCGAAAAGATGTCTACGATTCGGATTCTGACCGCATCGGTCAAGCAATGACCCACATAACTGACCGCCTTGAGAAGATGGAATCCCGCTCAGAATGGGTCGTCCGTACCGTCGGGGCCTTGTTTATCGCCACCGTTGTCGGTGCCTCAGTCTATGTTGGGCAGATAATCGGGGTTTGAGTTGACTTACCCAACCTGGGTAGTATATCCTCTCTCCCAATGAGAGGAGCAACAATGGATTTTATCATTTCGGAAGTCGATGAGTTCGACAATACCGAGGAAGAGCGCGACGAGCGCTTTGTCGTAGATAATGACGAAAAGGCTAACTGGGCAATGCGTCGCCTTCGTTCTATCCGCAAAAAACAAGATGAGAACAAAGCCATCTACGATTCTGAAATTTCACGCCTTCAAAATTGGCTGGAGAAGGTCAATACAGACCTTAATCGGAACGCGGAATACTTTGAGGCTATCCTTCGCCCCTACGCCCTTCAGGAGCGCCTCAATGACCGTAAAAGCATAGTTCTACCCCACGGCACTATCAAGACCGTCCAGGGTCGCCAGAAAGTCGAAGTCGGGGACGAAAAAGAGTTCATCGCGTGGGCTAAGGTCAACGACTCCGCCCTGATTCGAGTCAAGGAAGAAATCGACAAGAAGGCGCTCAATGCTTTGAAAGTTCAGGATGGTATGGTAATTTCAACCCAGGGAGAAATTCTGCCTAATGTTTCGATTGTGGAACCAGAGGTCAGCGTTTCTTTCGTTATAGAGTAGAGAGAGGAAACTATGGAACAAAAAACAATCGTTCAATCGCTTAATGCGGTAATGAGCGAAGTGGGAGCAATCAAGAAAAGTGACCGCAATGCTTCGCAAGGATTTAACTTCCGAGGTATTGATGCGGTAGTCAACGCAGTATCCCCCGCACTTCAACGCCATGGAGTTGTCGTTGTCCCCACCGTCGAGGAGAGCGATTATTCGGTAGTTGAGGTGGGCAAGAATCGCACCGCGATGGGGCATTGCCGAGTCAAGGTGTCGTATTCTTTTATCGGCCCGTTGGGAGATTCAATTAAAGCCACCGTAATTGCCGAAGCAATGGATGTGGGAGATAAGGCAAGTGCCAAAGCGATGTCGGTGGCCTTTCGTACCGCGCTCCTACAATCGCTTTGCTTGCCAACTGACGAGATAGACCCAGATTCTTCGAGTTATGAACGCTCCGAAGTTAAGGTAGAGCCTTTCGATGGGCTGATGAAGAAAATTGCCAACGCAAAAAACCTTGAGACCCTCGCGGTCATCGGTCAATACATCACGGCGCACAAAGATGCTTATGACCCGCAAGACCTCGAAGCATTGCGCGAAGCCTTCAAGGTCGCTCAAGGTTGGTTAACGCCGACGAAAGAGAGTGTTTCAGATGTCGTCGCCAATGCCTGAGTTGCCCTACGCGGGAACTTCAGGATTTTCCGGTA